TTCACGCTTCCTTGACCTTGACTCCCTTTCGGCTGACAAGCCGGATGACATCAAGGCTGCCCTAGACAAGCTTCTGACTGAGCGCCCGTACCTTGCGGCTAAGGATGCCGAGAAGGGTTGGGGCGACATTGGCGGGGCGCAGCGTAAGGCTGTTGAGCCTGAGCCTGCCTCCCCGCTGGACCGGCTACGGCGTAGCTATGGCAGCAAGTAACCGCACCTACTGAATTCAGTAGTTGCCGCTCTCTTATTGATTGGATTATCCATGGCTCTAACTCTGCCTGAGGCTGCAAAGCTCTCGGAGAATGATCTACAGCGTGGCGTCATTGAGACGTTCGTTCAGGAGTCGCCGGTTCTTGACCGCATTCCGTTCCTGACCATTGAGGGTAACGCGTACGCCTACAACGAGGAAGCGACGCTACCGGGTGTCGCGTTCCGTTCGGTGAACGAGTCCTACACTGAGTCGACCGGTACGGTTAACCAGAAGTCGGAAAGCCTCGTGATTCTCGGTGGCTACGCTGACGTTGACCGGTTCATTGTGCAGACTCGCGGCAACCTGAATGATCAGCGCGCTGTTCAGACGCGTATGAAGGTTAAGGCTGCCTCGTACAAGTTCCAGGACACGTTTTTCAACGGTGACACTTCCGTTGACGCCAAGTCCTTTGACGGCCTCAAGAAGCGTCTAACCGGTTCTCAGGTTCTGAGCACGGGTACCAACGGTGCTCCGATTGTGGGCAACGGCGGGTCTGACGCGTACGCCTTCTTTGACCAGCTTGACGCGCTCGTTGCTCAGGTTCCCGGCCTGAACGGTGCGAACGGTGCTCTCTACGCCAACGCGTCGGTTATCGCGAAGATCCTTTCTGCGGGTCGGCGTCTCGGTGGCGTCGAAATGGTCCGCGAGGATCTGACCGGTAAGCGTGTTGTCACTTGGAACGGCATTCCGGTTCTTGACCCGGGTCAGACGGTTGCCGGTGCTGACATTCTCACCAAGACCGAGACGCAGGGTACGGCAACCAACGCGTCGTCCATTTACGCGGTCAAGTTTGGTGCTGACGAGGGTGACCGCGCGGTTACGGCGCTGACCAACGGTGGCGTTCACGTTGAGGACTTCGGCCTACTTCAGTCGGCCCCGGTCTACCGCACGTTTATCGAGTTCTTCACTGGTCTTGCCGTGTTCGGCGGTAAGGGTGCTGCGCGCCTGACCGGTGTCCTAGCTGCGTAAGGAGAGTGGAAATGCCGCCCGCCCGTAAGAAGGCTGTTGCGGCTCCCGCTCTTGAATGCGGCAAGGCTGACGCTTGTGGTTCCTCGTCTCGGGTTGAGAGCTTCAATGCTTCTCGCCCGGACGGGGAGCCGGTCAAGGTCACTCGCTGCATTGAGTGCGGCAGTCACAAGGTTGAGAACGACTCCTAAGGGGCCAGGATGCCGGAACTTCCCGCGCTAGCCACCTCTGAGGAGCTAGCTGCATGGATGCAAACCGATGTGGGGTCGCTTCCGGCGTCCGCCTCGCTCGTGCTGGACACGGCCTCAGCGATTGTGCGAGGAGAGGCACGGCAGCACTTCACGCGTCGTACAACGACCGTGGTCATGTACCCGGATACCTACAGGGCTTGGGCCGGTCCGGTCCGTTGCTTTGTTGACTTGCCTCAGCGTCCCGTTATCAGCGTGGCGTCTGTGGTGGACGAGGACGGTAACCCCGTCCCGTTCAAGCTCAAGCGGAACACGCTGACCCTTGAGAGGGTCTGTGAGGCTGTCTCCGTGACGTTCACGCACGGGTACGCGGAAACCCCCGGGGACGTTAAGGCAGTCGTTCTAAGCGCTGCCTCACGCGTTCTGAACAACCCCTCAGACATTCGCCAAGAGGCCGTAGGCAGTCTGTCGGTTACGTATGCCGCTGAGACGATTGGCGCGAGCCTCGCTCAGGCTGACAAGGATCTACTTGCGCGTTACCGGCGTCGGGCAGCGTCTGTCAGGTGGGGCTAATGAGCCTGCTTACCGCTGACGCTGCCACGGTGCTACGGGCCCCGTACGTCACGGACAAGTACGGCAACACGACTACTCAGCGGGATTGGGCTAATGCGGTCCGGTCTCCGCTGAGTGGCGTGTCTTTTCAGCCGGACGCGTCCAGTGAGGCGACGGGGGACCGGGGCTCTGTGGTCACCGGATACCGGCTGATCACTCGTCGGGGGGTGGACGCCGACATTTTGCCGACTGACCGTATTGAGGTCTACGGCATGACCCTTGAGGTTGATGGCGAGATTGGCCGTTACCGCACGGGGGGCCGTGTCCATCATGTTGAGGTACGGCTTAAGAAGGTGTCCGGATGAGCAAGGTTCGAATCACGTACAACTTTGATTTCATTCGGTCGCTACCCAACAACATCAAGACTGCTCACGTTGTGCTGAACGAGGCCAACCGTATGAAGAGCGGAATTGAGGGGGAGGGTGGTGAGGCTCGCGTTGATTCTCAGTTTGGCGGGTCCCGATTCCGCGCGGCTGTCATTGCCGGGTACGAGGACGGGGCTCACGCCGAGAACACGCGTAGGCAGCTTCTGAGGAACCTTGGGAGCGCCGATGGGTAAGCCGGTGGTGTTCTTCCCGGATGCCGTTCTAGTGGCTATTCAGTACCTACGGGGCGCCCTTGGTGGCGTCCCTGTCTATTCCCGCGTCCCTGAGTCTCGTCCGGCTGAGTTCATCCGGATTGAGCGCTTGGGTGGTCTGCGGAATTCCATTGTGACCGACCGGCCCCGTATCGACATTGAGTGTTGGTCGGACAGCGAGGAAGGCGCGGAAGCCCTGATGAGTCGGGCTCGCGCTTACGCGCTCGCTATGGCCGGTAAGCGTGGCGACACGACCGTTTACAACGTCGCTGAGGTCACGGGCCCTCAGTGGCTCCCTGATCAGACCTCCGGGCAACCCCGTTATGTGTTCGCTGTTGAGTTCTCGACGCGCGCTCTGCCCGGTTCCCTCTAACGATTGGATGGTGTAGCCGTGGCCGGTGACATCAACAACCCCCGCCTATGGGAGGGTGCTGACCTTTGGACGGCGCCTGTAGGCACGAACCTGCCCGCAACGCTTGATGTTGCTATGTCCACCGTTGCGGATTGGAAGGCTGTCGGTCTTCTTTCCGAGGACGGCGCTAGCGAGTCGCGCGACGAGGACACGAGCGACTTTTACGCGTGGGGTGGGAAGCTGATTCGTACTCAGCGATCCAAGCACAAGCGGACTATTTCGGTTACGTGCCTCGAAGACAACCTAGTTGTGTTCGGCCTCGTCAACCCCGGTAGCACGGTCACGACGACTGCGGGTGTGAACACTCGCACGATCAAGATTCCCAAGAGCGAAAAGCGTTCGTTCACGCTTGAGCTGACGGACGGCGACGTTACCAAGCGTCGACACATCCCGACCGGTGAGATTACGGAAGTTGGTGAGGTCACCCTTTCGGAGTCTGACCTACAGGCTTTCGAGCTAACCATCACGCTCTACCCGTCCGCTGACGATGTGCTTTACGTCGACTACGACAACGACCCTCAGACGGCTGTCCCTGAGACTCCGTAACACCACCTACTGAATTCAGTATCTGACACCCCCGAATAGGAGCGTTCCCCGTGCCCACGAAGAACGACGTTACCGGTAAGCCCTTCTCTGTCGAGTTCAACGGCGACACGTACGAGGTTTCCCCCGCTGAGGAGTGGGACCTTGAGGTACTTGAGGCCATTGACGAGAACAAGCTAACCCACGCGCTTAAGGCGCTGCTTGGTGACGAGCAGTACGCCACTTTCCGCGCCACTAACAAGAAGGTCAAGGATCTTGGCTCGTTCTTTGAGGTGGCCGGTAAGAAGGTGGGCGCGGGAAACTCCTAAGCCTCCTCGCGTTCCTCAGGGAACATGGGGACGCTGTTGAGGCTGACCTAGCCTTTCGGGGTATTGACCTACTCGACATGTGGCGGGGGACTTTGAGCCCCCGCCGCGTGGACGTTCTTATACGCGGGCTACCGCCCGATTCTGCGACTCGTCAAGCGATGAATGGTGAGCCGCTTTGGTCGCGTACTGATTTCATCCTCGCTGACCTTGTGGATTCCACGAATTCTGTTCAGTGGACGATTGCCAACAAGGATCAAGAGCGCCGTAATCGGCAGCCTACGCCTGAGCCTTATCCGCGTCCGGGATTGAAGAAGACCACCAAGAAGGAAATCACTGCGGCTGATCTGCTCGCGTTCCGTGAACGTACGAAAGGGGCCTAATGCCTGCGCCTGAAATCGCAGTTGCGTACGTCTCCATTGTTCCGGAGATTCAAGGGTTCGCCCGTGATCTGCGCGCACAGATCGTTGGCCCGGCTGCTGACGCTGGTGACCAAGCGGGTGAGGCTGCCGGTGGTGGGCTCAAGGAAAAGCTCAAGGTGGGTGCTGCGGCGGCTGGAATTGCGGCCGGTGCAGTGCTCGTCAAGGGTATTGCTGACGCCATTGAGCAGGCGGACATTACCAAGAAGCTACAGGCTCAGCTTGGCGCTTCCGGTAAGGATGCTGCTCGGTACGGCAAGGTTGCCGGATCCCTTTACGCCAAGGGTGTTACCGAGAACTTTGAGCAGGGCGCGGAAGCTATCCGCGCGGTGGTTAACGGTGGCCTCGTCAAGCCGGACGCCACGAACAAGCAACTAGAGAGCATCGCTAGCAAGATGAGCGATGTTGCTACCACGTTCGGTACCGACATGGGTATGCAGACTCAGGCAGTCAGCGCGCTTATGAAGAACGGGCTAGCGAAGAATGCCGGTGAGGCGCTGGACGTCATCACGACGGGTATGCAGAAGCTAGGACCGAATGCGGATGACCTACTAGACACGTTCCAGGAATACCCGGTTCAGCTCAAGAAGCTTGGCCTTGATTCCAAGACGGCTATGGGTCTCTTCTCTCAGGGCCTCAAGGGTGGTGCCCGTGATACGGACATCATCGCTGACGCCATGAAGGAATTCTCTATCCGCTCCATTGATATGAGCACGGGCTCACGCGACGCGTATAAGTCGCTTGGTCTGGACGCTCAGAACATGGAAAAGATGATCGGTAAGGGTGGCGCGTCGGCTACCAAGGGACTTGACATTGTCCTTGACAAGCTGCGTGGTATTCACGATCCGGTCAAGCGGGAGGCTGCTGCGGTTGGTCTGTTCGGTACTCAGGCTGAGGATTTGGGTTCGGCCCTATTCAAGCTTGATCCGAGCAAGGCAGTTGCTGCGGCGGGCAAGACCGATGGTGCGGCAGCCAAGCTAGGTAAGACCCTGCGTAGCGGCCCTATCTATCAGATCAAGACATTTGCCCGGACGCTGCAACAGGACCTAGTTGAGGTCATCGGCAAGTACCTTGTTCCGGCGCTGACTAAGGCCGGTGAGTTCGGCAAGGCTGCTTGGGCTTGGATGAAGGATAACCAGGGCTGGCTACTCCCGTTCGCTGCGGGCATCACGGCGATTGCCGTTGCTATCGCACTCTATACGGGCGTGGTGCGTACGGTTGCCGCTGTCACCAAGGCATGGGCGGCTATTCAGGCAGCGTTCAACGTCATTATGGCAATGAACCCCCTTGCCCTCGTCGCGCTCGCTCTCGTGGGTATTGCTGCGGCCCTGTACGTGGCTTACCAGCGTTCTGAGACGTTCCGGAACATCGTGCAGACGGCTATGTCTGCGGTTGCTTCCATCTTCTCGTGGCTTTGGAACACGGTTCTCAAGCCCATCTTTGGGTTCCTCTTTAGCGCGTTCAAGCTCCTACTCACCATCATCACGGTGATTGTGGTTGCGCCTATCATCCTTGCGGTTAAGGCGCTCGGGGCTATCTTCTCGTGGCTTTGGACGAATGCAATCAAGCCCGCAATTGACGCTATTGGCGCGGCTGCTAAGTGGCTGTGGGATAAGGCCATTAAGCCGGTCTTTGACTTTATCGCCAATAAGGCTAAGTGGCTTTGGAATAACGGCATCAAGCCCGCCTTTGGCTTCTTTGTTGGCGGCCTCAAGGAGGTTGCCAAGTGGGCCAAGTGGCTTTGGGATAACGGAATTAAGCCCCCGTTCAATTTCATTGCCGATAAGGCCAAGTGGCTTTGGAACAAGGGCGTCAAGCCTGCATTTGACCTGCTCAAGGCGGGTATGAAGAAGGTTTCAGACGCCTTTAAGACGGCCAAGGAAATGATTGGAAAGCAGTGGTCCAAGCTTTCCGATATCGCCAAGAAGCCTATCAATTTCATCATTGATACGGTTTACAACAAGGGCATTGTTGGCGTCTGGAATAAGGTTGCCGGGGCTTTCGGCGCACCCAAGCTGAACAAGTTCAAGGGCTTTGCCACGGGTGGCATTCTGCCGGGTTATACGCCCGGTCGTGATGTGCACCTAGCGGCGCTGTCCGGTGGTGAAGCTGTGATGCGTCCTGAGTGGACGCGTGCCATGGGTCCGCAGTACGTGAACAGCATGAACGCTCTTGCCCGTAAGGGTGGCGTTGGCGCTGTTCAGAAGGCTATGGGCGGCGGGCTTCCGGCGTTCAAGGACGGCGGCATCTTCGGTTGGATCGGTTCTGCCGGTTCGGCCCTTAAGGGCGCCGGTTCGGCCGCTTGGGATGGCATCAAGAAGGGTGCCTCTTGGCTCAAGGACACGCTTGAGGCTTCCGCGCGAGCGGGTGTCAAGCACGTTGTCAACCCTCTGATTTCCATGATTCCGGGCACTAGCTCCGGGTTCGGAAAGATGGTTAAGGGCATCCCGAACAAGATGGTTGATTCCATCTTTGGATACGCCAAGACGGCGGACAAGAAGAACGATGCCGCGCCGAACATCCATTACAAGCCGGGTGCCGGTGTTGCTCAGTGGAAGGGTGTTGTTCTCAAGGCTCTTGGAATGGTTGGTCAGCCTGCATCGCTGCTGAATACGGTTCTACGCCGTATGAATCAGGAATCGGGCGGTAACCCCAAGGCCATCAACAATTGGGATATCAACGCCAAGAACGGTGTTCCGTCCAAGGGCCTTATGCAGGTGATTGACCCGA